ATGTTAACTTTAACAAAAAAGATTATTTAGATATTATACAGGCGTATGACTTACCATTATTGCCTGCAGAATCTAAAAGTGGTGGTCTTCATTTATATTTATTTATGGAGAAGTTTACAAACGCATCATTAATAAAATCATTTTTAACAAATTTATTATCTTTGTTTGGACTTAAACAAGATACAGAAATATTTCCAAAACAAACACAGCTAACAAAAGATAGCGAGACAGGTCAACTACGACCAGGACAGTTTATAAATTTACCATACTTCGGTGAGGAGCGTAAAGCTTTAAACGTAGACGGTACAACATTTACACTGGAACAATTTATACAGGTCATAGGCGCAAACCTGGTACCAAAAGAAAGACTGAAAGAAATTACAGAAGAGATGGAAGCAAAAACAATGGAAGGTGTAGACGAAGAGTTTGTAGATGGTCCACCATGTTTAGCAGCAATATCTAAAATAGCAAGCAACCCAAAGTTTGATGGTAAAGATAGGTTTATGTATAACTATCATGTCATGGTAAAATTAAAATACCCTGATGGTTGGGAGCAGAGAGTAAAAAATGCTCCAGTAAAATATTTTACAGGTGTAGATGCAAATGCATGGGACGATAAAAAACTGTCTGCAAAAACTAAATCATGGAACAGAGGATCTAAAGGTTACAAGTGTAATGAAAGTCCATTAAGTGAACATTGTAAAAAAGGTATTTGTGTTAAGAAAAAATTTGGAGTCTTACGTGGTACAAAAGGATCTTATCCTGTATTGACTAATTTAAAAAAGATAGACCTAGATCCAGAACCAGAATACGAATTTGATGTAACAAAACCAGATGGTATCAGCACAGCTACGGTACACTGTAGAACTGTAGAACATTTAAATGATCAACGTAAAAGAAGAAACGCAATATCAAAAGCTGCAGGATTCTTTCCGCCATTAATTAAAGGTGAAGAAGAACAAGTTGTTATGGATGCACTGTACACAACACAAAAAGTTGTGTTACCACCTGTAGGCACATCACCAAAAGAAAAATTACATGATGTTATACATGCAAAAATAAATGGACCTAAGGCTACCAGTGATGCTGCATTTAAAACTGGATCAGTATTAATCGAAGGCGACTATGCATACTTCAAGTTTGAAAAATTTTACGACAAATTAAAAGCAAAGAATTGGAAGTACAGTGAAGATAAAACAGGACGTATGATGCAGGTTACATATCAAGATTGTGAAATAGAATTTTTAGAACAGAAAAGATATCCATCAAAAAAAGTTGGTGAATACAATTCATCAACAAAAAATATAATACAAATTAATAGAAAAACTTTTGAAGAAGTACCTATACATCACACTAAAACAAAACATAAGACGGATATACTATGATCAGTAGAAAATTATTCGGGCCTCCGGGAACGGGGAAGACAACTAAACTATTAAAGTATGTTAAAACATTTTTAAAACTAGGTACACCTGTAGATAAAATAGGATACTTTGCGTTTACAAAGAAAGCTGCAAACGAAGCTGTTGATAGAATGTTAGACTACCACACAGCATTTCAGAAAAAAGATTTAAAACATTTCAGGACACTACACTCTTTAGCATTTACTCAATTGGGTATGAAGAAGGCTCAGGTTATGCAGGACGAACACTACGAAGACATAGGCAGGACTCTTGGTATTGAAGTTACCGTTTACTCTCGTGGGGAAGAGAACACAGGTTTTATAAATTCTGATAGTGAATATTTTAATTTAATAAATGCAGCTAGGATAAAAAATATAACTGCAGAAGAAGAGTACAATACAGATATGTATTCACAGGACATGGATAAAAGATTATTACAAATAATCTCTGATGAAGTAGATAACTACAAACAATCATATGGTCTTATAGATTTTACAGATATGATTGAGAAATTTATTGTGTCCGGATTGTGTCCAAAATATGATGTAGCATTTGTTGATGAAGCACAGGATTTATCACCGATACAGTGGAAAATGTTCAATATTATCAAGGAAAATAGCAAATATGTTATACTAGCAGGCGATGATGATCAAGCAATTTATGGTTGGGCAGGCGCGGATGTAAAAAAATTTCAGCAGGAAATTTCAAAGAAGGACATAATTTTGCCACAATCTTACAGGGTTCCACAACTTGTACAAAATCTTGCAGATAAAATTTTAAAACAAATACCAGACGATAGAAGAATACAGAAAAATTGGAGTGCTAGAAAAGAAGAGGGTACTGTAAATTATATCTATAGCACAGAAGATGCACCACTTGATCAGGGAACGTGGCTAGTGTTAGCAAGATACAATGATAAACTAAATAGACTCAAACCTACGTTGAAAGAACGGGGTATCTATTTTGAATTTCAAGATCGTAAGAGCTATAAGATAACTTTGTTTAGAACTATTCTAAATTACACACGTTGGACCAAAGGAGATGATTTATCTCTAGCAGAAGTAAGAGACATATTTGAATACACTGGTACAGATACAGAAATTACAGAAGAAAGAATGTATGATCTAACAGAATTTGGGTTTAGTAAAGATGTACCATGGTACGATGTGTTTCAATCAGACTATGAAGAATGTTTATACATAAGAGAAATGTTAAGTAATGGGGAAGAATTAAATAAACCCCCTAGGATAAAATTATCTACAATACATTCAGCAAAAGGTGGAGAAGCTGACAATGTATTGTTAATGTTAGATAATACTAAAACAATCAGAGACTCTGTAGAAAAGAGTCCGGACAAACAAGATGAAGAGCATAGAGTTTGGTATGTTGGAGTAACACGTACAAAACAAAATCTTTATATTATGTCAGCAAAAAAGGAGGATCAAGGTTATGACGTCGAAGGACTTATTTAAAGAAGCATTTCCACAGGATAAACAAATTGGAGGATCTCACTACAAGGACTTTCATATTCAACCCTACGAATTTATTTCAAAAAATAATTTATCATTTTTTCAGGGTAACGTTGTGAAATATGTTTGTAGATATCTTACAAAAAATGGTATAGAAGATTTAGAGAAGATCAAACACTATTGTGAATTAGAAATAAAAAAGATGAAAGATGTAGATGGGAAGAAACATAATAAAAAGAAATATTAAAGTTAAAGGTTTTGAATTTACCTTAGAAATTTATCTGAGGTTAGAAACCAGTGGTTATTCTAATCGTCAAGATTTATGTTATGAAATTTTTCCAAAAAATTACGATGCATCTTTGTATGCTTTTAGTAACAAAGATAAATTAAATAAACTAATAGAAGATAAATATATTTATGAAAAAAGAAAAGGGTAGACAATGGGATGGTATATCCAGACCATCTGATAATAATTATAGAAAAAACTTTGATAGGATATTTAAAACTAATCCTGTTGCAAAAGAAGTTAGAACATCAAAATTTAAATTACAAGTAATAGAAGATAAAACTAAATATAATAGAAAAAAATTAAGGGAGGAAGAAAACGAATGAAGATACCAAAGTTTGAAGCACCTACCGAATGGCTAAAGCCTACAGAATTTCCTGACTTACGTCATGTAGATGAAATAGCAATTGACTTAGAGACAAAAGATCCTGACTTAATTAAAAAAGGATCTGGTTCTGTTATAGGTAATGGTGATGTTATAGGTATTGCAGTTGCAACCAGTCATTATAAAGGTTACTTCCCAATTGCTCACGAAGGTGGTGGTAATATGGATAGAACTAAAGTTTTATCTTGGTTGAAAGATGTATTAGAGGCACCATCAACAAAAGTTTTTCACAATGCTATCTATGATGTTTGTTGGTTAAGAGCATTAGGTTTTAAAATAAATGGTAACATAGCCTGCACAATGATAGCGGCAGCTGTGACTGATGAAAATAGATTCAGATATGATTTGAATAGTTTATCATGGCACTATCTTGGTTATGGTAAGAACGAAGCTGCACTTGCAGAAGCTGCAGCAGAATGGGGAATCAATCCTAAATCAGAAATGTACAAACTACCTTCAATGCATGTTGGTGCATACGCTGAACGTGATGCTGAAGTTACATTAGGACTTTGGCAAGAGATGAAAAAAGAAATTATTAACCAG